CGTTGCCGTACACAAACATGCCCGTCAGGTTGACCGCAGCGTTGCAGGACTGGAATCCGCTGCTGCTTTCCGGGTAGTCCAGCCGCGTCATGGTCCATTGCCCCTTTAGGATGTCCGCAGATTCCGTATAGTAAAAGTTGGCCTGGTACTTATATTTGCTGGAATACGGAAATAAAAACACCTTGCCCTGGAACACGGCAATATCCGGAAAGTAGTATGCAGCGTCGTAATCGTCGTAGACTTGGGTCCAGGCCTGCAGGTCTGTGGATACCGCAGCCCAGGCCTTGTAGTTGTACTCGTCTTCCGTCAAGGCAAAGGCATACCGCCCGGCGGCAACGTATCTGCCGTGAATCTCGTCGTAAGCGATGGATGTGGCCACCATACGGGTGTTGGGGAGGGAAACGTGGATAGGGGACGTGCCGCCCTCTGTGAAATAATAAATGTTGTTTCCCGTCGGGGTGCTCTCATAATCCCCGCCGGGATGGATCAGCGCAAAATAGTTCCCATTGAGATATTTTGTCTGCATAAAAGGCGGGGAGGTGCGCAGGCCGGGGAATGTAATGCTGACCGGGGTGTCCCAGTAAGGCTCCCCTGTGACGCTGGAAATGCCGCCCCAGACAAGCCTGTCGTCGTCGATCACCAGAATGCGCGGCCCCACTGCCAGGCCTTTTGCCATGAAAGCGTGGTCATCGTCCGTGCTGAACTGGGTTTTCTTCCAGGTTTTCCCGCCGTCGGTGGAAAAATAGCTCCCTGTACCGTTCCAGCTCCAGGCGTCGATGAGCAGCAGCGTCCCGTCCGGCGTGATTGCCGCGGTATACTCCTGGCTGTCCGCATAAGTTCCCTGCCAGAGAGGGCGGAAATCCCCCAGGTACTTGTCCAGCACCTCGTCCAGATCCGCGCCGGCTTCCTGGGCCTGTTTCAGCAGCTCCGCGATTTCCCCCTTGCTCTGCAGCAGCGTGGCCAGCGGCCCGAATTCCGGCAGGCTTGCCACATCGTCCAGGTTGTTTGGCTCTACGCGCAGCATAAAGCTTTCACTGCGCAGGTCCATGTCCTGGGATACCACCTGCAGCGTGCAGGGGTGGAGCCCTGCCTTGTCGCAGGCCTGGTAGGGGAGTACGGCCGCCGCGGCGTTGTCCGAAGTCAGGCTGCATTCCACCAGCACGGGAGCCTCCGGGCTTTCAATGTGCAGGGTCACTGTGGCATCCGTGGGAATCTCCACTTCCCGCCCGTGCAGGTCGTGCAGGTGCATCACCAGCCGCTGCGCTTTTGCCTCGCCCTGGACGGCATGCACCACCGTTGTTGCGGCAGGTCCCCCCAGGGTCACAATGGTTTCTTTCATCCTTTTGCCCCTTTCTGCATTTTTGCGATCGTCCTGGCAATATCCTTGGGCAGGCTGCCGATCTCCAACTCCTTGTACCGGTCCCGGAGCACGTCGTACCTGACCCGCACCACGCGGGCGGTTATGTAGACGCCGAATACCCGGTGAGCCACCTGAACACGGTCGTACAGCTTGATGGGCATGCCCTCCGGAACCTCCGTAACCTTGGCCGTAATGCTGGTCTTTGGGTTTATCTCCTGCCGTCTGAGCCAGGCTAAAGCGATGTCTTCCATGTTGGACGACATGGGCTGGGACGGCACGTCGTCCGCGCAGTTGTACAGCCGGTGCCGGGTTACGCCGTAGGGATTGTCTGCCAGCGTAAAGGGCCCGGAGTACCCGCTGTACGTCTTGCTGTCCTTATAGTAGATGTAGACTCCCGTAGCCGCCTCCGACACATCGGAGTCCCGGGAAAAGGAGGCCATGTTCCCGCCGTATTCCACAACAAAATCCCGGTCTTCTCCATAGAGGCCGATTTTTACATCCTGGTTGTCCCATAGGATTTCCCCATTGAACTCTTCCGCCAGCTTTAACACGCCCTCCCGCATGGAATAGGGTTCCTCAAAAGCCCAGTGGTGATAGTCCGTGTCCGCAGGCAGGCTGCAGGCAAAGGTAAACCCGTCCCGGGTGCTGAACCGGTTCGTCAGCATGGTTTCCAGCAGGTACGAAGGCCTTTTGTCGTCCAGGGTAATAGGCCCTGTATAGGAATAATTCAGGTCATAGCTTAAATGCTCCGCGAAAGCCGTGACCACCGGCGTTCCTCCGTCCATGCGGTACTCTGTGCGCGCTATCCGAAAAAACTGATTGTTGGACCCCACGAAAGGATTCATAGCGCCCAGGCTGACCCGTATCAGCGCGTCCGGCGCCAGATACCGGAACAGCCTCCCGGAGGCGGGGTAGGTGAGTTCCAGTTCGAAAACTCCCTCGATGTCTTCTGTGACCTCGCAGCCCGTACAGTCCGCCAAGGTGCCCAGGCCGTCATGCTCCGGCAGCTTCCCGGTAAACCGGATCTCCGTGCCGGCGTAAATGGTGGGATAGCTCATATCCGCCTCCATCTGGGAATGATCCCGATTTGATCCGCTATCCCTCCGGAAATCCCGGAAATGGTCACGGTGTTTTCCCCGGGGACCAGTACGGGATACCCGCTGCCCGTCTTTTTGCTGTCCGCCGCATTCCCCGTCAGCCCGTCCGTGGTGCGCATGGCTGCGCTGTCCAGATCGATGCGGGTCGCCACATTGGCAAGCGTCCAGCTCTGCCCGTTGACCGTCAGCTTGATGCTGCCCGCCCCATATACCCGGATCACCGGCAGCGCTTCATATCCTTCCAGATTATGAATCTTTGCCGTAGTGCCCCGGAACCGCAGCACCTGATTCCCAGCCCAGGAATACTTGTAAGGGTCGCACGTAAAGACAAGTTCCTGACGGGCGGCCCTGCGCAGAAGCAGCTCCGGATCAACAGGGCCGGTGCATACGCCATACCGGAAATATTCCGGGTCGTAATTGTCTGCCAGCACGCAGTATTTTTCTGGGGAAAGCCACCGAATAATCTCGTCCACGCGCTGAAAAATTTCGTCTTTTTCCTTCGACACGCACCATACCCGGTAAGTAACTTCCATGTTTTCCCAAGTCCCGTCCCCGTACACGTAGTCCTGCGACCGTCCGGGGACTGAAATGATGGAAAGCCTTTTCCGAGCCCGTTTCGTAATTTTCTTTTCTTCGATTCCAAGCCCGAAATCCAAGGAAGAGACGCCGTTAAACTTAAAATAGCTACGTCCAGCTACCACCTGCACGCACCGCCTTTCTCACGTCATAATCCAGTCTTTCTTTAATGCTTTGATACAGATCTTCTCCGTTTTCTCCGTGGGAATCGATTTGCACCGCACCGCTTTTTATTTCCACATAAATAGGCCTGGCGCTTCCCCCAATATTGGCCGTCTGCAGTTCCTGCAGTGATAGATTCATGGTATCGATAGATAACACGGCCTCCCGAAGGCTGCTTCCCATATCGATTTTCAGGGCGTTTTCCACGACGTCCCGGGTACTTTCAGCAACCTTTTCCCGTCTGCTTTTGATACCTTCAATCATGCCGTCTCCCACGTGCTGAAACATCTCAATGGTCTTTTGGGAAGGGGATTTCACCTTGGCAGCCTGGTTTCCGGCGGCAATCGCTCCGGAAACAACGGAGGAAACCGTGGCATACAAGGACGACGACCTGCTATAAATACCCTGTATCATGCCGTTCACCATCTGAGCCCCTGTGTATTCGAAACTTCCTGGAAGGGAATTGATAGCGCTTCCAACCGTTTCTTTCAAGTTTTCTAAAATAGCACGGGTTCGTTGAGAAATGGGGGAGAGGGCGTTCGAAAACTGGGCGACAGATTTCTTTGCAGACTGTTCCATTATGTCTGCGATTTTTTCTCCTTGCTTCTGTACCGTTCTAATGACGTCCGGGCCTTTCTCCTCTATGCCGCCAATCAGCCCTGCATCGAGATTGATCCCCATCTCCTTTGTGACTGTGGAAGGGGAGTGTATTCCGAAACGTGCACGCAGGGTTTCAAGGGTCATTTCCGCCATTTCTTCTGCGGAGAACCCTACCGAAGCAGCGTTGTCAGAGATACCTTTGGACACGCCGTTTGCCACATTCTCTCCGATGCCTGCATAATTTACCCCTGCGTTTGCAAATGCGTTTTCCAGCATTGCGGTAACGTCATCGCTTAAATCGTATTCCTTAGCCGCTTGGCCAATGGCGTAAAAGGTTTCGTCGGTTTGGGATTTGAGGCTGACGAGCGTGCGGGCGTAAGATTCTTTTGCCTGCTCGGTTCTCTCGAATTCAGAATTGAATCCGTCCACAAATTTTTTGGCTTCTTCGCTCATCCCTTCTGTGGATCCGCCCAGTTCCTCAATTTTCCCAACGATTGTGGCGATATAGGCTGCGCTATCCTCTGAACCGTCCGACAGCGCGGCCACGAGGCCTTCCGTAATGCCATACTTCGCCGCCTTTTCCAGGTTCATCGTGTAGTTTCCGATGTTTTCCGCCTGGGTCCGCCAATGCTCTGCCATTTCGTCTACAGACAGGTTGGCGCTTTCCGCCGCTTGGTATGCGAAATCCCCGAATAACCCCGCCGTGCCGGATATGGCCGAATACGCGGCCTCATAGGATGCCTTGTATTCTTCCGCCAGCTCTTCGCACATTTTTTTAAGAGATTTGGAGGCGGCCTCCTGTTCCTCCTGGGATATGGCAATCTTTTCAGAAGCAGCGCTGTACTCCTCGGCTTGTTTTGTCCCCTCCGCCTGAGTGTCGGTCAGCTCCTTCACTGCCTCCTCTGTATCCCTTACCGCTTCGCTTGCTTCAGCCAGAGCGTCGCTGTTTTCTTCCTTTGCCCTTTGGTAGCTTTTTTCATCCTCTTCGGCCTGGCTCAGCTGTTCGGAATATTCAAAGATGCTGTCCGACAGCATCCCGTATTCCTCCGCCAGTCCCTGAAGCTTTTCCGCCGCCTGCTCGTCGCCGTCGAACGCCTTTTCCCGCAGCTCGTCCATCTGCTTTTCCAGCTCCAGCTGGCGCTCTTCGGCGGCGGTGATGTTTTGAATCGCGCTCTCTTTTTTAGCCAGGGCTTCATTCAGCTTGTTTTCGCTGATCTGCGCGTCTGTCTGTACTTTGGTGTATTCCTTATAAACCTCTGTCAGGCGTTCCTGATAGGCCTGCTGGATGGCGTTGTTTTTCCAGGCCTCCGTGTTCTTTCGAAGCGCGGCGGTTCCGCCTTCAATAGCGTCGTTTTCCAGATCGATGTATTGTGCCAGCTCCGGAACGGCCTGGCACAGCAAAAGGAGAGTGTTGTGGTATTCCTCCTGCTGCTCTTTGGTATGCACCCCGGCGGCTTCCAGTTTTTCCAGCTTTTCAATGTAGGTTTCCGCCACCTGGGCGGCTGCTTCCGTCCGGGAAACAGTATCCTCATAAATCTTGTTTTGCTCCTTCAGAGCATCCTGTAGGTTTTTAGCGTCCTGTGTGAGTTCTTGAAACTCCGGTGAGCCGGCCGCCGCGTTGGCCGCTGCCGCGAAAATGGCCGTTCCAAGCGCCGCCACCGCAGCTGCCGCCAGAACGAACGGGTTTGACATCGCAGCGACAGAAGCCGCCAAAATTGTCTTAGTCAGCTCTGCGGTTGCTATTTTTGCAATGACAGCGCCCCCTGCCAGTACGGCTATCCCCGTTGCCACAGCTGCGATCGCCGGTACCACCGCTTCGTTCTGCTCCACAAAATCGGCCGCCCATTTCGCCGCGTCAGTTCCCGCCTCCGCAAGGCCTGCCAGGGTAGGGTTCAGCTGGTCTCCCACGGCAGCCTTTAAATTTTCCACGGAATTTTTGAACATGGTGAATTTGCTTTCCGTGGTCTCGTACCGTGTCTCCGCCTCTTTTGCAAGAGCGGTATTCTCCTCCCAGGCAATGTTTGCAATTCCGATAGAGCTTCCCAGAAGCTCCGAGGCTTTCCCCAGGCTTTTGAGCATATTGGTCTGGCGCACACCCTTAATCCCCAGATCTTCCAGGGCTATCGTGCTGCTCTCTCCGGCTTCTTCCATCTTTCCCAGGCCGCCGATAAACGCCTCCACAGCTTTTATGGGCTCGTTTTTCCAGGTAGTGGAAAACTCCTCGGAGGACATTCCAGCGATCCGGGCGAATCCTTCCAGCTTTTCTCCGCCTTTTGTGACAGCTTTCTCTATGCCTGTAAGGGTCTGGGTCATGGCGGTGCCTCCGGCCTCCGCCTCGATGCCTACAGAACTCATGGCGCCCGCCAGAGCCATAATCTCCGGCTCGGTCAAACCGGCCAGCGTCCCCGCTCCGGCAAGCCTCTGAGACATGTCCACAATTTTGGATTCGGTGGTGGCGAGATTATTTCCCAGATCGGTAATCACAGACCCAAGATTCTCATATTTACTGGGGTCCATGCCAGTCACGTTCGTAAATTGGGCCAATAGCGTGGCCGCATCCTCGGCGGTCATGTTGGTGGCTACGCCCAAATTTGCCATCGTCTTCGTGAACCCGATGATGCTCTCTTTTTGAATGCCAAGCTGCCCCGCAGCTTCAGCAATATTGGCGAATTCCACGGCGGAAATGGGGATCTCTGTAGAGAGGGCTTTGAATTGATCCCCCATTGCAGAAAGCTCCTCGTCGGTCAGGTCCGTAGTCTTTTTTACGCCCGCCATAGCGGACTCAAATTCTGTCGACGCACGGATGCAGTCCGTTACCGTCTCATAGACGCGCCGCAGGGCCATTCCCAGCTTGTCCGACAGAGCGACTGCCAGAGAGGCAATGTTGGCCTGCATTGCCGTTGCGGTTGTTTTGGCCTTTCTTTGCTGCTGTTCAGTCTTGTTTAATGCTGTCGAAACGCCTTCGTAAGCATCCTGTGTTTTTTTCAGCTCCGCAGTCACCTTGTTCAGGTCCGTTTTTGCCCGGTTCAGAGCGATGGTCCAGGAGCTCACGCCCTTCTCCGCTGCCGCTGCCTTTTGACTGTTGGAAGCGAGCTCTGCATTGAGTTCCTTGTTTTCCAGCAGAAGCCGTCCAGCCTCCTTGGCCGCCCCGTTTGTGGACTTGTCCAGCCGCTCCATCGCCGCCTTTGCCCGGTCCACCTTCGCATGAAGCTTTTCCTGTTCCTCCGTGGTATCCCCCGAGGTCTTTTTCAGTTGTAGCAGCTTTTCCTCGCTGTCGGAAACCGTTTTGGCATAGCGGTTCCACCGCTCACCGGATTTTTCCGTCTTTTCTCCCAGTTCTCCCAGGGCGGCGCTGTTTTTTTCCAGCCTTGCCTTCAGCTCTCCGTTTTCTTGCCCATACTTCCGGACGGCGTTTTCTGCGTTTTCCAGCGCCCGGGCTACCTCTTCCACCTTTTGCCTCTGGGCTTCTTCTATGGCAGCCAGCGCTTTTCCTTTTGCGCTGACGGCATCCATACTGTTTTCCTGCCCCAGGAACCTGCTTTCCACTTCCTTGAGCTGGGACTGCAGCACCTTTAAGGAGGCGTTGATATTTGAAACGGAAGCGCGGTAAGTATCTTCTCCCTCGATGGCAAGTTTTGTAGATATTGTGCGTGTCGCCAAACCGATCACTCCTCCGGGATTTTGTTTACAAAATGGGCCTTTTGTGATAAAATAAAAGTGTAAAAATCTAACAGGAAAGAGGGTGGGGATATGGGATATGTGGGAACCTATTTTATCGAGGAATTTGAAAAGACGAAAAGAGAATTCGAAAAAAAATATGGATGGACCTTTCCTGACCCGGATTCCGAAAAATACTTGGATGACGTCCGAAAGATGCGGGAAAACCTGCTAGCCCTGAAGGATTTTTACATCCAGGAAAACCGTCGGATGAAGCAAAGCTGGCTGCAGCATCCGGGCGTTTCCCGGCCCCCTGAAACCCCGCAGCAGCTGGAACAGAAGCTGGACGAAATCGACAAGGCCATTGCCTTTTGGGAGAAAAAGGAAGAGGAATATCTGGTCAGGCATATGTCTTTCTTTTCCCAGTTAAAATGGAACTTTAACAAGAATTGGGAGGAAATGCGGGAAAAACGCCGGAAAAAGGTGGAAGCTGCGTCGAAAAATCCTCCCGGCGGAGCCGGGGGATAGAACGCCCTGTCCCCGCTATTCTGGAACTTCCACCGTTGAAACAGAGCGGCGCCGCTGCTCTGCCATATCGAAAAACAGGCCGGGATTTAGCCTCAGAAATTCCTTTCTTGTCAGCCGCAGGATTGCGACTGCCAGATAGGTGTACTGAGAGACTATTTCCCGGCCCTGTCTTTTTTTCTGTTCAGCTCCGCAAGGCCCAAATCCACCTCGTCTTCTTCATTCTGGAGCTCCCGTTGGTAGCCCTTGGCGATCGCTTCCACCACAGCGTCCCGCAGCTCGGAAAACTCCTGTGGATGCATCCGCCCGGAGAAGTCCTGCTCCGTATACATCTTTCCCTTGTCATAACCCATCTCACGGCGGTACAATTCGCCGTCGTTGGCCATTTGGCAGGCAAACCACCGCACGGCTTCAAGCCCTTCCCGGGAGCTCTTCTCCACTGCCTCCAGCGCATTTGCAAGGTTTCCAAATTTATCTCCTACAGAAAACATGACCTCCATCGAATAGTTCAGGAAGATAGGCGTCCCGTTCCAGGTGATTTTTACAATCCGGTTCATTTTTTCTCCTCCAGGCAAAACAAAAAGCAGGAGCCTCGCTTTGGCCCCTGCTTCCTTTTTCCTTTTTTTCAATCTGTCAGGAGCCGGCAGGGGGTTCCTGGACGCTCTGAATAGCCAACTTTTCATCAATCCATTTCCGTGCCTCGGCGTCCGTATCGAACAGCTTCGTCACCCTCCAATCCGTGTTGTCATCTGCAAACACAGTAAAGGTGGTGCTGGTGGTTTGAAACGTAATGGAGCCGCTTTTCGTCTGTGCGTTGTCGTTTCCCAGCGCCGCACGTACCTTAGGGTAATAATAACCCTCGTATGCCTTTACTCCCTTGCGCATCAGCACCTTGTAGTATCCCAGGGAGCCCGTGGGCGCGTTGTCTCCTGCCTTATATGTGACAGTATTATCCTCCGAAACGGTACATCCATAAATCTCCGCCGCCACGGCCGCGTCCATGTCGTCTGTCTCCATTGCGATTGTTCCGCTGGAAAATTCAGAAATCTGTTCTGCCAGAGCGTCATCCGCATACAGTTCCCCGCTGGCCATGTTGACGGTGAGGTTGGCGCTCACCAGCTTGCCGATGATTACGCCCTTTTCTTTTTCCTTTCCCTTAAAGCAGGGGTAATTTGCTCCAAACTTTGCCATTGCTATCAGCCCTTTCTCAGTTTGCTTTCCACATAGTTTCGATAAATTTTCTCGGAGGCGTTCACGGCTTCCTCTGCGTGCCGCTCGTTTGCCGTTTTGATGAAAGGCCTGGCGCTCTGTCCCTTCTTGCCAAACTCGTTAATAAAGCCTATTTCCGCCTCTCTGACAGACGTGTTTCCACGTTTTCTGCTTCCCCGCGGATAAATGGAAACAGAGCGCCCGTCCTTTGTACGGCGCGGTTTTCCCCGTCCGATGGAGCTCTGCATAATCCCCGTGTCCTTCACGCCGAAAGCTTCGGCGCTGGCCTTCTGAGCGGCCTCGATGATATCCGCCTGCGCCTCGATCATCTCGTCCAAAACAGCGTCCGGTATCTTAGCTATTTCATCCAGGCTCAGGGAAAATTCCTCCAGCCCGTCAATTCGAAAGGTCGCCATTTTCCAGCCCTCCTGCCGCCTCGCACTCGAACACAATATGCCTTCCGTCCTTATCGTCTGCCGTAAAGGTCTCCGGCCAGGTAAAATCCGCGTCGAACAATGCCTTCTGAACGCGCCTCCGCATCCGGGAAGTGTTTTTTGACAGCGGGGCGTAGTAGTGCACCTGAATCAGGTATCTTTCGTGTCCGGGCTCATCGTCGGCAAAATCGCTTCCCAGGGAAACGTACTGGAAGACAATATATTCTGTGTCATTTCCCTGGAAGACAGCGAAAGCTAACGGCAGCCCCAGCGCGGAGAGGGCGGAATACAACCGTTCTTCAATGGTCATCGCGCCTCCACCTTTCTTTGCACCTTGAGTTCCAGCCACCGGTTCCGCTCTTCCACATTGTCGATGCTGACGATCTCAAAGGGCCGGCTGTCTCCCTTTTTGAACACAAGGCACTGTTCTGTGATTTTGGGAGAATACCGCATGGTGAGGGTTGCAGGTTCGCGCAGCTGAAGCTGCATGGTCTCAAACACTTCTGTGCCGTGGGCGTTCACCCACTTCACACGGACCTCACGGCCCTCTCCAAACACATTTCTCTCCTCTTCCACGGGGAATCCCATGCCGTCCGTACTCCGTACGGTATGTTTGAAGGCCACCGGTGTTCTCAGTTCCCCCGGATTTGCGAACTTGCTCATGTGACCTCCTCTGCATTTTCAGCATATCTCAGCTGCAGCACAAACGCATCTATCATAGCCTGCGCGTTGGTCTGAGCCGCCGCCTGATAGGTTCCCGAAAATCCCATTGCCCGGTTTTCATAGTACATGGAGGCCAGCTCCAGCAGAAACAGGTCGTACAGAGGATTGTCCGGAAAGTCCGGTATTCCCGCCGTGTGCGCGGAAACCCGTGCTGCCCGAAGATAGATCGAAACGTCTTCTTCATCGTCAGGAAGCAGGTTGAGATGTTTTTTGAACGCCGCGTCAGTCACCATCTGGTTTCCTCCGTTTTGCCGTTCTCTTCACCGGATTTGTAACATCCGCCCCGCCGTTTCCGGAAAGCTCAGGCTGTGCGGCTGCGGGAGCGGTCAGGAATACCGCGGAATTCGCCTGAACCCTTGTCAATTGCGGGCCATTCTCCGGCTCATCCGAATGGCCCGCCGTCATTCCCCCGCCGCTTTTTTTGCAATTCTGAACGCGCTCTTCATGCGGATCTGCTGATCGCCCCATGCGGTGAATACAAAGTAGTACTCGCCCTTGTCCACATCCTTGTCCGTCTCATAGATGGACCCAATGTCATAGTTGATGCCGTAATAACTGAAGTCTCCTACCACCGGGACAGTCGCCTTGTCGCAGAAGACCACGGGAATCCCCAGAATCATGGCGGGCTTGTCGGTGAACAAAGCCTCCGCTGTGTTGGTCAGGGAAGCGATCATGTTGTAGTAATCCGCTTTGCGCATCACCACACGGGCGTTGACGGAGTACTTGTCCGCCAGATCGGCATACGCGGCCACAATGGCCTCATACAGGGTTTTGCCCTCCACCGCCTTGATCGCAGAGCCATTATAAAAGCTCATGTGGGCATGTGCCGTGTCTGTGGCGCAGGCTTCAGCGGGCAGGAAGGCGAAGTGTTTCTCACGGTACGCCAGCGCGGAGCGCAGGTTTGTTTCCACCGCCGTTACCAGATCGGTCTCCGTCCCATGCAGCACGGTGTCCTTTACAACCGCCTTCACCTTCATTTTGAGGCGGCCATAAGAAATAGAATCGCCCTGGGTTTCGATCTCGTTGGCAGTCTGCTTGTCGGTTACGTCCCCGATGTCGGCGTCTGCAATGGTAAAACCAAGCTTCGGCTCCTCCAGCCCGGAGATGTTTGTTACCCGGCAGATCCCGCGCAGCGGGTTGTCCTGCTCCGGCTCCATCAAAAGATCGGTAGAAATGTTCTTAGGCAGCAGCTTTTCACCGCTTCCCAGGTCTCCATCTCCGGCGGGGATTGCGCCCAGGCCCTCATAAACCTTCTGTACATTGCCCTTCAGAGCGTCGCGGTAGAAAATGCCCTTCGCCCGGATCAGCTGTGCTTTTCCGCCTTCTTCTCCGCAGTTCTCGCGGGCGTTTTCCTCTCTGCACTTTTCGCGGACGCTCTCTTTTTGAACTGCCTCCATCGTGTCATGCTCGGCTTTCAGCATGTCGTAGCGGGCCTGCAGTTCGTCGCGGTGTGCCTTTTTGGCCGTGATGTCGCTCATCTGCACGGCAGGGTCGGCTCCTTTTTCAGCAATCCATTCAGCGTCCGCCTGAATCGCAGCAGAGAGGCCGGCCAGCTTTTCCTTCATTTCGAACAGCGTTATTTTTGCCATTTTTTTCATCCTTTCAAAGTTTGTTTATTGAAACGAGTTAAAATTTTCTCGTTTTCTGCCAGCAATTTCTGTCTTTCCTTGCGTTCCTCCGCACTCAAAAGAGCCTCATGGCATCGTTTGCTCAGTTTTTCCAGAAGCTCTGGCTCCAGGTCGGATTCCATGAGTACGGTAAAGGCGTCCCACGCATTGGAAAACGCCTTGGTAATCCCGGCGGCCCTTTGTGCAGGAACCGCCACCAGGGAAAACTCAAAGGCGTCTGTGGGCTCTGTAATGATTCCATAGCAGTTCTTTCCGTCGTAAACCTTCCCTTTTTGATGATGTTTTTGGCATTCCCATCCTCTCATTTCTGCGCCGCAAACCGAACATACAACAGGTTTTGCCGCAAATCCTACGGAAACCTCCTTTAGAATTCCGGCTTCGATCTTTTCAATCATGCTCCTGGTTTCATCATTGCGCAGCATGTAGGCGCTGCCTCTCAGATATCGATACGGCGCCCCCAAACTGTTCCGTTTCCCTGTTTCTACCACTTCACAGCGGTATATCCGGGCAACCTGGCCTTTTGCAGTCCAATTATGATCGAAAATCCCGGTTTTTCCCACGTATAGCTCTGCCAATTTATGCAGCGCCTCATCGGAAATTTGTTCCATGTCCCGGTCTATCTCGTTGTCGCAAAGCGTCACCGAAAAGCAATATACCTCTTCTGGTTTAAGCTCGTTCCTGGTAAATTGATGTATCAGTGCAATGTCATTTTCTGCCGTCGCTGTCTGTACCGACGGCTCTTTCGTCTTCAGCATGCTTTCCTCCGTCCTTTCCAGCCAATACGCCCGGCTTTTGTTTTACGGTATACTCTAAAGTTGCCAGATCCTGCGAGATCATCGGCTGGCTTCCAATTCCCCCTTCAAACGCTGGCAGATTTCTCTCCCCGCGAATTTCATCCGGCGTTTTCCAGGCGCTGCGCACAGCCTTATAATCCACCTCTGCCTGTGTGGCGGCGTCTGCCCTTAAAATACTGTCCATGTTAAATTTGAAGCGGAGCCCCGCTTTCCTCTGTTC